CCTCCTCCCCAGGCCCCAGCACCACTCCCACAGCCTAACCCTGCAGTGGTTGCTCCGATCCCACCCCCAGTTGTTGGCACCTTAGGGGCATTGGTTGGTTACTTCACTCCTACTTGGGTGGCTGACATACACAGAGACTACTTGATGCGTAAGTCTCTTCAACAGGACTCGAACTACTACCCTGACCCTGTTCGCGTAACACGGACCGTTGGCAATATACATGCCAGTGCACGCACTGTCTCCTCAGTCATCAACACGCTCTCCCGGGAGATGACCCCTGAGGAAACGCTCGTTGCCTTCACCCACCTTGCACGTAGCAACGATACCGATGCAGCGACAATAGCTGCAATCGCCAAGCTCACCCGTCGATCCATTAATTATACGCGTGAGGCTGCCACGGAATTCAACTCCCCAACCCCCTTGCAACAACTCTCCGATTGGTTGTGGCCCATCGCAAAAACCACCACCGCCATCTCCTTCATGCTTTTTGCTTGCTACATGGCCCAGTCTGCCTTGACTCAGACTGTGGACCCGAATTTTGCTCTCCTCTTGCGTTTGCAGCCCTACCTGCCCGCGGTATTCGTGGAATGGTGCAAGACCAATTTCGACATTGACTCCGGTCAACATGCCTTTTCTTTCTTGTGCTACACCCTTGGCATAGCCTTAGAGAATTGGATCGACTCTTGGGGGGTGCTCGGAGTCGCCTGGTGCGTTCTCGGAGATACCATGAGCAATAAGCAATTCAGCGTCATCAATATTATTGGCCACTCCATTTATGGCTCTCTTTACCGAGCTAACATGCCCGGCATAGCGCTTTGTCTACACCTTTCTTGGAACCAACTCGTCGTAGCTTGCGCCAACCACCGCCTCGCAAACTTTGTCCAACCGCACAACGTTCGTCCCCTTACCATCCTCGCCAATTCCATTTTTCAAAACCTACACACCTGGGTCCCACTCCTAGGCGCTGTCTTTATTACCACCATTGCGTACTTGAAATACCAGGTGGCGACCGGCGTGATCACAGGCACCCCGCTAGAGGACCTGAAGCACCCCAACAAAACTCCCGGCTACGGCAACCACCCAGTCTGCTCAGGCCAGCGCGCATACGCGATCCGTCCCGGGGCGGACTTCACAGCCCCATACGGGAGATGCAAGGTCGGAGGTCTTCCGTTCCGACTCGCTGGGCCGCGTCTCAAGCAGTGCACTGTGTATTCTTTTAAAGGTTGCACGTGCAACATCCTCAATGCCACTGCCTTCCGCATGGCTGGTCTGCCTAAGCGCTACAAGGATAGTCCCGACATGGTTGACGATGACAATGATGCTGTCTCGCGAAATTTCCGAGCCGTGTCGAGCCACATGCTACCCCACCTATTACATGGCAGCCATGGTTTTCTTGTCCGTCGAGCCTCTAGTCTCACACACGCGCAGTGGGCGACCAGATACCCCAAAAAGACCCAAGACATTATGGCGCGTGACTGGCTGACTGGGGGACAGTCCACCACTTACACCACTTTCGTCAAAGCTGAGAAGAGCACCCTCACTGCCGAAGATTCAACAGACTTATCAGACCCGTCTAGTTGGGACATGGTTGATGGTGTCTTGAAATGCCGAGCTGGTGACTTGCCAGACCCTCGTGGTATATCAGTGCCCCATGCCTCCGTGCGTTATGACCTGGGGCCTGACGCCGATCTGTATAACCGCAAAATGATGTCTCTGTTTTCCGGTCAGATCCTGTACATGTGCGGTGTCAATTCAAACGCCCAGAGCGAGTGGTTTGAGTGGTTGCGTGGCAAGTACGATTGGGGTATTTGCGTCATGGGTGATGACGTGTTATACGTTTTTAAGCGCGATGGTGAGTGGTATGTCCAATCTTTGGACATATCTCGGTATGACATGCACATCCGCACCTGCCACCTCCAGTTTAGCCACACCTTCATGCGCGCCCTGCACCTTAAAAATCTCGCCAAGCGCCTTGCTGAACTGGGGCTTCTCCGCAAGTATAAGATCATAGCGGACTATATTAATGGTAGGATACGTCTCGTGGCCACGCGCGCATCAGGTGACCCTGACACTATCAGCAGTAATTCCCTGATCACCATCCTTATTGCTTGGTACTGTGCCATCCACAATCTTGACCTACCCACCGTGTTCAGAGCGTGCGGTTTTGTGGTCACCGGCTCCACCCACAAGTTTTCTGCGCCCACCTGGGACTTCCTCCAGAAACTGGCTTATCCGTGCCTCCTGGACGGGCAGCCACGCTACCTCCCAGCCCCAAAAATAGGGCGCTTTGCAGCCCGTGCGTTCTGGACTCGTGGCAAAACTAACTACTCGGACCTTTCATACGCTCGTGGCGTATGTCTGGGCCTTGAAAAAGATTTCCAACACGTGCCCATTGCGCGTGCTATCATCGTGCGCGTCCTTCACCTGTCGCGCAACACAGAGGCAGCTTTTGACTATTCAGAGCTGCGCGACTCCAGTTACAAGGGGTTCGTCGTAGAGGCTGGGGTGCCAACAGTGGCCACCATTGACTACGTCTGTGAAAGATACAACATCACCCCGACTCAAATCAGCAACATCGAGCGGCACATCCTCACGTGGACCTGGGATAAATTCCTAGATGACGTTGAACCAGAAGCGTGGGCTTCGATTCTTCGTGTCGACCTCGCCTGACTAGCCTGCGGGCCCTGGGAAAGTAACGCCCATTATAACAGTTACTACGCTATGTCTGCCCGAAGCATAGTTGGCTACTCCAGAAAGGAGAAAGCGATCCTGAACGAACGCAAAACCCAACAACAAGTCGCCCAAGCCGTCCAAAACGTCCGCAACAACCAAAAAGCAGCTGCCGCCGCCTTCCACCAACAGGCTGTCGACAAGCGCCGCGGTCCCGATGACAAATCGTACTCCCGCCTCGCCGCTCTAGCTCGCTCCGGTTCCGCCTCCACCTACGTGCCTGGCGCCCCTTCCTCCCTTAAAAGAATGGGTCCATCCTTCAAGTCTGCGCCCGCGCACATCCAACGTTACGTTGAGATGATGCTCAACGTCCACGACTCTGACCCCATCCAAGCACCAAGCCCTGTTCCCTTCCGCTCAACGCCAACCAAGCAGATCATCACCTCCGACATCGCTACCAACTACTGCACTATCAACGGCGCCGCCCAATTCTATGGCGAGTGTCAACCTAACATGGACAACACACTTCTCCTCACCACACCAACCGCCAGTCTAGAGGTCGCTAACTCGGCCGCCTATTCTGGTGATTTTTGGGGGGTAGCCGGTACAGGTGCCGGCTCTGCCATGGCAGGTGGCTACATGTACAGTTCCAGCAGCAGCAACATCCTCGTCTCCGGCACAACGCTCGAGGGCGGTTCTGTCACCAACCAGACCTGCTTCCCACTCGTCAACACCAACAACACCGCCATTCCTACAACCTTCAACTTCCAAACCCTGGCCCCACTCGATGAACCGATCACCGTCGGCATCCAAGCCCTGGTTGGGTCCACTTGGTCCTCCATTGGAAGTGTGATAGTTGCAGGTGGCACTGCAACCACCGGTGGCGTTTCACTCCCGGCCAACACCATCGCAATCAACTTCACAGTTGCTGCGAATGAGCTTGGTGACCGTGAATTCCTCCGCATCAACTTCTCCTTCTTAAGAGCCAGTGGTGCTGGGCAGTGGCGCATGGGAGTCGTACCCAAGAACGTCACGCCTTACGAAACGACAATCCTCACACAGGTTGCGCAATTGCAATACTCTCGCGTAACCGCATTGGACGTCCTTGGCACTTTCCAAGGCGCCACCATGACAGATGGTGGGCTCGTGGCCGCCGCCCGAGTTCCAAAGTTCTGGTCTAGTGCCTCCAGCAACGGTTACTCAGACATTATCCTCCTGCCCTATGACAGCTACGACGGTGAAATCAAACACGGGTTTCACGTACATTGGGTCCCAACCAGCCTCGACGACATCACCCCTACCATCCAGATCGGCCAATTTGATTCCTTCGGGTCAACCAAGCTGGTCTTCGGCGGCACTGTAAATACCGCAGGCCAATCCGTGCGCATCCGTACCAGTATAGTTGTTGAGTATTTCTCGACCGCTCCTAGTTACGGACCCATGAGCTGGACACCACCACCCAACGATATGGCGCTGGCACTCTATTATGTTGCCACGCAAATCCCAGCTGCCACTAGCAACCGCGAGCACATCGTGAAGAAGTTGGGAAACCTGGGGGGCAAGTATCTTGGGCTAGCTTTAAGCTATCTCAAGCAGCACCCCGAAATGATCCTCGAGATCGGGTCAGCAATCGCGGCGGCGATTGCCTGACCATCCCATCTGTGGTGGATGGGAAAATCCAATACTCGCCCTGGCTTTCCGCTCCAGTGCTTTCTGAGTTTGGTGTAACTGAGTGCCATAAATCTCTAGTTACAAGACGGACACAAC